TTATCTTCTGCTAGGTTCTTCTTGTAACCATATCCACCCGCTTTGATTCTTATTTCTGTAATAAATCCATTAGGGTCTAACAGTGCCGTTGCTTTTGCACCAATCCCTTCCCCACCAATAAAGACATATGGTGGTTCTGCCCACGGATCACCAGGATCATCAATAGGAATTTCGATAATTGAACCGTTTTCATCAGTAATAATTTTTTCTGGATCAACAGTTGGAGGTTTTGGTTCTAAAATAACAATTTCTTTACTGTTTTCTCCAACTCCCTCATCATTTATTCCAAAATCATCTACACCATCACCACCAGAGAAGAACAATGATTCATCATTCTGTTGGATAAGAACATCTACAGATGCTCCTGTATTATTGATAGTAAACGAAAGAGTTTCTTCTTCTTCGACTACCCCATCATCTTGTATGCCTATGGTTACTTTTGCTTTTCCTTCGTTATCGATAGTGAAACTGCCAGTCAAAGATCCACCCAAAATATCATCGGGGGTAATATCAGACCCAAATAATGTATAATATAATATCGTTCCAGCACTAACATTTTCTGTAGTTATAGTGTAAACTATAAACTCTCCTTCTTTTACAATACTCTTGTCTGTTGTAATATTATAAGTTGGTACTGTTGGCAGATCATTAATATCAGGAATTCCGTCATTATTACTGTCAACAGCATTATCTGGTACAGGAATTGTTGTTACACTTTCTGGGAATGTATCGCCCAATTTCTTCTCAAGAGGAACATTTATCTTTGTATATTGGTTGTATGGTTCTGTCTGATCGACTTCAATTATAGTACATTTGCCAATATTTTTTTCAAAAGTGCTTATATATTGACTACCTGCTTTAGGAGAGTTGATTGCTAATTTGACATAGAAATACTCTTCTTCCTCAATTTCATCTGATAGTAAAGTTGTAACGTCTATAGTTGCTTTTGTAGCATTAGCAGCAAATCCAACAATCCCCTTTAGTTCCAAGAAATCTGAATCAACTTCAGCAGTTCCTTTTTCAATAAGAGTTGAATATTTCAGGGAAGATGCAATACTAGTATTTCCTTTTCTCGTAATAGTAAATTTGCCTACATCTCCTTCCGTTATTGTAATATCGTCAATACTGTATACAATTTGATTCTTGTAAATCTTTTGAACTTCGCCATTTTCATCGATGAATGTATCTGATGGAGTGTCTGGGACTCCACCAGTAAATCCAACAGTAGTTACAGATAAAGTGTTGCCTTCATATGCTTCTGGACATGTATATTTCGTGTAGTCTGGTTTAGTAGAATCACCAAACAAATCATCAATACCGTCTAGTAATTTGTCTAAGAAATCTTCTTCATCATCTTTGTTTTCTTCCTCTTCTCCATCAGTGCAGATTGATTTATATTTTGAACATGTTTGATCTGGACCAGAGCAAGTAATTCCCAATAATTCCATGACTTGATCAATTGCTCCACCGATCATATTAAGAGGTGCAGCAATTGCTCCTAGAATATCTTGAAGTGGACCAAGAACAGAATTCAAAACATCTTCTATCAATCTCTCAATTTCGCCAATAATTTGACTGACTATTGAATCAACATGACATACCACATTTTTGTAGATCTCCTGAACTATTTTCATCAAAAGATCCGTGAGAAATTTTTCTAGTCTTTCTCCTAAATCTTCCATTGAACAGTTCAGGTCTTTCAATAGATTATTGAACCACTCAGTAACTGGAGTTAGGATATTTCCTTTTTTATTTGGATATATTAGAGATTGAATGAGGTCTTTTACCCCCGCAGTCATCTTGCCAATAATATATCCTTTTACTTCAGCAATAAATTTATTTACAATTAGAATTCCTTTATCAACATACTTTCTAGCTTCACCTATAGCGTCATTTATTTCTCCATTGACCTCATTAACTAGATAAGTGCCAACATTTCCGCCATTCCTTTGTATTTCATATAAAAATTCGCTTAGCAGAGTTGTAAATCTTTGATTTAGATCTTGCTTATCACACTTCTCTGCTACATCTTGACACCATTCTTCATCCTCAATACCTTTATATCTTCTAGCTGGTGGATTGACTCTAGGTTTACCATCACCACCTTTTGTTCCATCATCTAGTCCACCACCATCTTTTGTTGTTCCACCTGGCTCATTAGAACCATCAGTATATGGATTTACTGGGCGATTTAACGGATTGGAAACTCTCTTTAATCCGTCTGTATCGTCTGGTTCTTCTTCATTTACTTTTGTTGTTGCTCCTGGTGTTTGTCCAATAGAACCCATAACTATGGGTTTCTGTTTGTGTTCATCCAGATAAAATCCAACAACCCAACATCCTTTGATCAATCCATGACTACCACCACCTACGTTGCCAGGCATAAACGGAACATTGCAGGGCATCATTATTTGCGCCCATGGCAAAAGTGAAGTGTCGAGAAGTTTCTTACTCTTTGGGTGATCCCCGACAATTCTTACTCTGCAGCGATAACCGCCTTTATTATTTGGTTCTTCCGAAGCAATTTGTTCTACCTGTCCTACCCACCAATTGAACCCATCGTGACCAATTCTATGAGTAGGTAGAATACGCAGTGATTCATCCATATCAATCAATCATCGTATACTAAGCACTCAGGGGCACTTGGATTATTGTCGCAGTATAGTTCCAGAGATGAAGGATCATGATGATCTTCTGGATGACGCTCTGCGTATGCTTCTAATTCTTCTAGTTCGCCTTCGATATGACGACGGCGTTGGGGTGAGAGTTGAGGGTTAGCAAGCTCTTCCTTGTCTGCCTCAATATGCTTTTCGATGCTTTCCATGTTTAGTTACCTCCGTATACATTATTTAGTGCCGTGGTTAGACGCAGTTCCTTCAAGACCATAAGAGTCTCTGAATAATTCTAGCGTAGTCTTATGCGTTCCAGTTGCACCTTCAAGAAAATTAAAGGTATGTGTTAGATCTTTGATAAGATAAACACCACTGCTTTCCTCGTCATATGGCATTTTGGTTTTTTCACTGTCTTGCAATTTAGACTGCAATCTAATATCAATCTTATCACCAGAACACATATCAGGATTGCCAGGTATTACTATAGTAAGTTCTTGATTTTTCAATAACTCTCTTCTGGCAATTCCTTGAGCAATATAGTACTTTTGCCAATCAGCAAATTCAGTTGGAGATGTAGAACCATCACCTTCTTCTGGAGATGCAATTCCTGTATCATTGTACCACGTTTCATGATCTAAAAGCATTGACATTATTCTAGTAGGTGATTCTGCTAGATCAACATCATTGTCCCACTTGATAGTATTGACATTTTGCTGTCCGCCTAGATGAGACATATTATCATAACTGTCTCTGATATTATAAATGTATTCGTCATACTGTCCAGTAGAATAATTGAAAAATACCATAGTAGAAGAATATTTTCCTTTTCTCAATGCAGTAAGTATATCTATTTCAGATTTGAATGCAACTTGGGAGATAATAAATCTTTGATCAATATTATCTCTATTTGCAATGGTTTCTTCATAAGGACCCCATGATTGTGAATTCAATTTATCACTTACAAAATCTCCTCCTGGTTCACCACATAAGGAATCAATAGAAAAGAAATTATATCCTCTGTAATTTTCCCAGAAGAAAAATCCAGCACTACCCCTAATCTTTTGATCGGCACTATTCGATTCCGTTGCATCTGTAGAACCATATGTTGTTTTTTCAGATACCGATAATTCTTGAATAGAAGCAATAATATCAAAAGGTCTTCTTCTATTGCCAGTATACTTTATCTTGAATCTAGAAGGTTCTGAATAAATTGTCTTTTCCGTTTTTAGATCATTTTTTAGCAATTCATTGACAATAGATTCTGTATTATTTTCAAGTCTTCTGTAAATACGAGTACTTTCATTTACTATTGCTTCTTTTGATATCAATCCAAGAGTATACGTTTGCATTTTATTTTTGGATATTCTATTAGCAATTTTCCAAAGTACAAATTCATATTTGAATGGTGTTTCACTAAAAGAAGATTTAATTTCTAATTTTACTATCTCGCCACCCTGAAGAGGAAATCTGTTTATAAAATTTGCACTATCACTAACAACTAAAGATGCTGTCATAAATGGAGAAAGTAAACTTTCCCATACTGTAAATAGAATTATTTTATCGCCACCAAGAGCTTCTGTTTTAGAACCATCTGCAGATGTTACTGTACAACTCTGTAAGGTTATTTGTTTAGAATTTTGCTCCATTATAATTACCTCAACCTAGATCAGCAACAAACTTGAATCTAGCAAAGTCTGTCCCAGATGCTATAAATGGATTAGCAGCTTCATCCACTATTTGACCGCCTCCTTCTTGTCCACCACCGTAGTAATTGTTATTTACTATATTTGTGATCGGTGTAGAGAACATTCCAAGTCCAGAAGTTTCTAAAGATTTGGAATTCATCAGAGATGCAGTTTTCAAATCTTCAGATGTTTTATCAAATATTTTATTAGGATCATAAGATATTTTTTTATATCTCTCTTTTTCTTGAAGTATTCTATTTTCTTCAGGATCTTCTCTGAAACTTGACATCTCTGGAGTTTTTTCTACTTTTGCCTCCACTTTTTTCATGTATTCTTCCATTTTAGCTCTTGGAACTTCAACATGAACATGATTTTTATGTCCCGCATCTCCATATAGTATCTTGTATCCTCTCTTGTTGCGCCAAAAATCTATGACAAATGCTGCTTGATCTGCATTTGCTACTGGTATATCAAATCCATATCCATGTCTATGTGCATCACCTTGATGGTCATCAACTTGATATGAAAGATCATCTGCATACGGATTAATTGTACTATCTCTTCCAGTTGATCCTTGTGCTCTCAAGTCTCTAATCATGAGGTTACCAGTTGTATTAGAGGCATTTCTTTCACTAGTAACTCCAAACTTTTCATTTCTTGCTTGTCGGAACTCCAAAATATGTTGTTCCATTTTATTTCTTCCTACACCTACTGTTGTTGTAGGATCAGCACCAGCGCCAGCAGCTGGTGTGTCTTCCTCTTC